TATGGCAGATGTGAAGCTATTTCGTTTGACAACAGGCGAAGATGTAATCGGTAAACTTAAAGAGGAACTATTTGATGAAAATGGTATTTCAACACATGTGGTTTTAGAACAACCTTTTGTGATTATTCCACAACAAGAGGCACCAGGTAAACCTGTAACTCTAGGATTTCATCAATATATTCCGTATGGCAAATGTGATGAAGTTACATTTAAACAAGACAATGTGGTTACAAGTGTTGAACCAACAGATGAATTAACTAAAACATATACACAAAATACAGGTGGTATAGTACAAGTAGAGAAACAGTTGATTACTTGATGAATTTTTATAAGAACATAATTGAATATAAAGGTAAATTATTTGTTCGTGGTATTCATGAAGGACAAGAGTTTCAAGAAAAGATAGATTTTAAACCTACTTTTTTTACTTTGACAAATAAAAAATCTAAACATACAAATTTGCAAGGACAATATCTACAGCCAACACAGTTTGACAGTATCATAAAGGCAAGAGAATTTAGAAAGAATTATGATAATTCTAATTCTCCTATCTATGGCATGGAAAGATTTGCATATCAATATATTGCAAACGAATATAAAGATGAAATAGATTGGCAAAAAGATAAAATTAAAATCTTTACTATTGATATTGAAACAAGTTGTGAAGAAGGATTTCCTGATGTAGATAATCCTGTTGAAGAATTGTTATGTCTAACTGTTAAGAATCAAACTAACAAACAAATTATAACATGGGGTACAGGTGATTTTAAAACTGATAGAGAAGATGTTACCTATGTAAGATGTAATTCAGAAAAAGAATTGATAAAAGAATTTATGTCTTTCTGGATGAAAAACTATCCTGATATTATTACAGGTTGGAACTGTAAGTTTTTTGATATACCTTATTTACTAGGCAGAATATCTAGACTAACAGACAACAAAGTTATTCGTAAACTATCGCCATGGGGATTAGTTGAACAAAAAGAAATTATTGTAAGAGGTAGACCTAAAACAATATTCAGTATTATGGGTATTGCAATGTTAGATTATATTGACTTGTATCAAAAGTTTATTCCTGTAAGTCAAGAAAGTTATAAACTAGATTACATAGGTAAAGTTGAATTAGGTATTGGTAAAGATGAAATGCCATATGAAACTTTTAGAGAGTGGTATACAAAAGACTTTCAATCATTTGTAGATTATAACATACAAGATGTAGAAATCGTTGATAGACTAGAAGATAAATTAAAACTTATTGAATTAATATTAACAATGGCCTATGAGGCAAAAGTAAACTATGATGATGTATTCTCACAAGTAAGAGTGTGGGATGTTTTAATCTATAACTATTTAAGAAAAGAACATATTGTAGTACCTGAAAAATCTGAACAAGTAAAAGATACAAAGTATGATGGTGCATATGTAAAAGAACCATTGACAGGTATGCATGACTGGATTGTATCATTTGATATCAATTCACTTTATCCTCATTTGATTATGCAGTATAATATATCGCCAGAAAAAATAGTAGGTATGAATCCAGAAGGCACATCTGTAAATAAATTATTATCTAGAAAATTAAATCTTGAACATTTAAAAGATAAAGATGTATGTATGGCACCTAATGGTGCAACATTTAAAAGAGACAATGCAGGTTTTTTACCTAGACTGTTAGATAAGATGTATCAAGATAGAGTTGTCTATAAAGATAAGATGATGAAGGCAAAAAAACTTTATCAAGAAACTAAAGATGACAAATATAAAAATGAGATTGCAAGATGTCATAACATTCAATGGGCAAAAAAGATTGCATTGAATAGTGCCTATGGTGCTATCGGTAATCAATACTTCAGATACTATGATGTAAGACAGGCAACAGCGATAACATCATCTGGTCAATTAGTTATCAGACATATTGAAACTGAAGTAAACAATTATATGAATAAGATTTTACAAACTGAAAATGTAGATTACATTGTGGCATCCGATACAGATTCTATCTATCTTAAATTAGATAGTCTAGTAGAAAAAACATGTCAAGATAAAACAATAGACCAAAAAGTAAACTTCATTGATAAAGTTGCACAACAAAAGATAGAACCATTTATTGAAAAATGTTTTAATGATTTATCAGATTATACTAATGCATTTGAACAAAGAATGGTTATGAAACGAGAAGTTATTGCTGATAAGGCAATATGGACTGCTAAGAAAAGATATATGTTGCATGTATTAGATGATGAAGGTATCAGACTTACAAAACCTAAAATGAAAATTATGGGCATTGAGGCTGTAAAATCTTCAACACCAGAAGTTTGTCGTGGTAAAATTAAAGAAGCAATTGATATGATGATGACTAAAGACAATGATACACTAATTAAATTTGTTGCAGACTTTAGAGAAGAATTTAATCAGATGACACCAGAACAAATATCTTTTCCTAGAAGTTGTAATAACTTGAAAAAGTATAGAAGTTCAAAAGATATATTTGTAAAAGGCACACCGATACATGTAAAAGGTGCATTGATATATAATCAGAAAATAAAAGAACACAAGATAGACCACATCTATCCAGCAATACAAGAAGGTGATAAGATTAAATTTATAAAACTAAAATCAAGAAACCCTTTTAAGAATGATGTTATAAGTTATATAACAAAATTGCCAAGAGAGTTTGAATTAAACGAATATATTGATAGAGACATTATGTTTGAAAAAACATTTATAACTCCTCTATCATTTATATTAGAGAGTATAGGTTGGGATGTTGAAAAGAAAGCAAGTTTGGAGGCATTTTTCGGATGAGTGATTGGCTAAAAGAATATGCAAATGAAAATGGTTTACCTATAATGAATCAAGGTGAGTTTGAACATCACACAGATAGAATAGGTAAAGAACAATTTAGATTAGACTTAGCAGAATATATTGCTAATAATAGACCTGTATTTCCTTTAAAAGAAATAACAGAAAAAGATGTTAGAAAACTATTTAACGAGTTAAAGAATGATGACATATGGAAGATAATAACACCCATAGAGAATGTAGATAAGACAGTATTTGAAAAATATGAAGACTACAAATACCCATTTAAAGAACATGGTCTAGGATTAATTAATGGTCCTAGTACATATAATTCTATTAGTAATTTCTTTCATCAAGATTTAAGATTGAATTGTGGTAGTTATGGATTTGAAGCACCTATACAAGTATGGACTGAAGGTACAGCGAAAGATATCTGGAAGTGTTTGGGTCCTATATGGCGTGGTATTAATAGTATGAAAAAAGTTAATATTGATGGCGAAGAAAAACTTAGAGGTGGTTCTTTAGTAGAGGCAAGTTATATGAGTGCATTTAGATTAGGTACTTATATTGCAACACAATTTAAACCTAATGTTGCAAAGGCAATATATCAAATGACAGACGCTAAAAAAGTTTTAGATACAAGTTGTGGCTGGGGTGATAGACTTGCAGGTTTTTATACTTCAGACGCTGAAGAATATATTGGGTGTGACCCAAATCCAAATACTTTTAATGAGTATTTTAAACAGATAGAAACTTATGAAAAACTTTTAGGTAATACAGATGTTAAAATACATGCAGGTAGAATGACTGAAGATAGTCCTTCATTTATAGGTGTAGAAGGTAAAAAGAAAGTTAGAATTTATAGATGTGGTGCAGAAGATTTACCATGGGATGAAATCAATAATGTTGATTGTGCATTTACAAGTCCACCTTATTTTTCAACAGAAGAATATAATAAAGGTGGTGAACATGAAGAAGACCAATCATGGTCTAAATTCAATGAGTATGAAAAGTGGCGTGATGATTTCTATTTACCGGTTGCACTAAATAGTCATAAGAGTTTATCAGATAATGGATTTCTATTTGTAAATATAATGGACCCCAAAATAAAAGGTAAAAGATATTATAGTTGTGATGAATTAGTTGATTCTTTATCAGACTATTTTATCGGTCAGATTGGCATGAGAATCATGCAAAGACCACAAGGTAATGCTAAGTTTAAAACAAAAGAAGAATTGCAAGAGTTTATGAATATGTTGTTCATAGAAAATGTATGGTGTTTTCATTCTGTACATTCCGACTTAGATTTATTTAGACATTCAAGAGTAACCACACTTGACAATTTCTTCTAGATGTTGTATAATGATTTTCATATTGAGGTAATAAAATGAATGATTTTTTAAAAGATATAATTAAAGAGACAGGTAATGAATATGCCACTCTAGCATCCGATGGTGTTACAGGTGGCGATGTCAGTAGTTTTATTGACACAGGTTCATATGCTTTCAATGCCCTATTATCAGGCAGTATTTTTGGTGGATTACCAAATAATAGAATAACAGCAATTGCAGGTGAGGCTGCAACAGGTAAAACTTTCTTTGCATTAGGTGTATGTAAAAGTTTTCTTGACATAGATAAGGATGCTGGTATAATTTATTTTGAATCAGAAAATGCAGTATCAAAAGATATGCTTGAACAAAGAGGTATAGATACAAAAAGAACAGTTGTTGTGCCAGTTGCAACAGTACAAGAGTTTAGAACACAATCAATAAAAATTATTGACAAGTATTTAGAACAAGAAGAAAGTAAAAGAAAACCTATTATGTTTGTACTTGATTCTCTAGGCATGTTATCTACTACAAAAGAAATGGAAGATACTGCTGAAGGTAAAGAAACAAGAGACATGACTAGAAGTCAAATTGTTAAATCAGCATTTAGAGTTTTAACTTTAAAACTAGGTCAGGCAAATGTGCCAATGATTATGACTAATCATACATATGATGTGATTGGTTCTATGTTCCCACAAAAAGAAATGGGTGGTGGTTCTGGTCTTAAATATGCAGCTTCAAGTATTGTATATCTAGGTAAAAGAAAAGAAAAAGATGGCACAGAAGTTGTCGGTAATATAATTCGTTGTAAAAATTACAAGTCTAGAATTACAAAAGAAAATGAACAAGTAGATGTTAGACTATCGTATAAAACAGGTCTAGATAAATACTATGGTCTTTTAGAGTTAGCAGAAGAATGTGGCTTGTTTAAAAAAGTATCAACAAGATATGAATTACCAGACGGCAATAAACAATATGCAAAAACAATAAATAATGAACCTGAAAAATATTTCAAAAAAGAAGTATTAGAGAAGATTGATGAGTACACAAAAAGAAAATTCACCTACGGAACAGAAGACTAAACCATATACATTTGCACAAAGACAAGATGATGATTATACCTGTATAAAACTTACAGAAGGTAAGTATGCAGAAGTAATTTATAAGTATGGTAATGTTGGATTCAAAGAAGTAGAAGACCAAGAAAAACTTTCAGTAATATTCGATTATAATATTCTAAAAAATCCTAAAGATGTGGACATTGATGAACAAGAGTTTATCGACCACATAGGTGATATATTAATTGATTTAGTAGAAGAACAATTAGCAACAGGTAAACTTGATTTAAAAATAGAGGATGTAAATGAGTGATAGAATAGAAAGAATTAAATTAAATGCCACAGCATTATTAAAACCCTTTAAGTATCATGATGAAATGAAAGATACACTTAGGTCTATAATTGAAACATCTTATCATGAAAAAGAAATAGATACTGTGTATAAAGATGAATATACATCAGATTGGTCAAAATATTCTGATTTTAATAGAGAATGGGTACAGTATTTAGCACCTAAACTACATGAACATTTTTTGACTTGTGCTGATGACTTAAATTATCAAGGTGTTGAAATAAAAGGTATGTGGTATCAATGTTATGTGAAAAATAGTGTGCATAACTGGCATATTCATGGTGAAAATTACACAGGTGTTTATTACCTAGAGTTACCTGATGATACACCTAAAACAGAATTAATTGACCAACATGATAAAAAAATTACTGTTCAAGCAAATGAAGGAGATGTTATAATATTTCCTAGTTTTATTATTCATAGAGGTCCAAAAGTTTTAAATGATAGTAGAAAAACAATTATATCATTTAATTTAGAGTTTGAAGATATATCGAAGGCATGGTATGCCAGACATGATATGAAGATATAAGAAGGTATAGTTATGAGTGATAGAATAGAAAGAATTATATTAAGAAATTTATTTTATAATGAAGACTTTACAAGAAAAGTTTTACCTTTTATTAAATCAGATTTCTTTAC